CCAGACAGATAAGCCGTTGCCCTAGATTCCGCCGCCTGCAAGTCAGCATAAAACATAATGCGTCCACGATCGGGAATAAAAATAGCCCGCAAATCCTTTGTAATGTTTTGAAGATTAGTTCCTGTACCCCAAGGAGATTCCTTTGAAGACCACCGCCCCGTCTGTGTGCCAGCCACTTGATACGTACAACGAATGCGACCATCATCATCCCTCTTTGAAGCCAACACTGTTAACATCTTATCAACATCTCTCAATGCCATGATGGTTTTACAAAATGGACGGGCACGAGGATACTCTTCACTCAAATGTTCGAGAGCATTGCGATCTGTGGAAATTTTTGATTCACCTTTGCCATACTTAATTTCCTCGGGAAGATTTAAATATGTATAAAGGATTTCTTTTAATTGGTAAGGGCTGTTATGATTTAAATTCTTATCCCATACTGCGTTCGCGAACAAGTTAAGCATGCGCTCAAGCTTAAGCTTTTTCTTTTTCAAGGGGGCACGTATGATTGTAACCGCCCTTTCATCCACTCGAAGACCCCGCAATACCATAGAGATGGCAGGTCCCAAGCAACTGCGTTCAAATTCGTAAGTGTTTTTAGTATGGTTGTCTAGTTGGGGGGATAATTTATTCCAAACTTCTGTTGTTATTTCACAATCAAGACCGCAATACACCCATAACGACTGTTCCTTATTGAGGTTCTCTTTCTTTAAATTCGTGTTTCGGATTATCCTCGCCATTTAGTTTCTCCTGTATCTCCCCTGCGATAGCCATGTACGCCGCACCATCAGCGTAGGTATCCCGGGTTCTCTTACCTAATTTAGTTCTTGCTATTTTTAATAAGCACATCATCACAGCGACCTCATGCCCTGTGAGTGGGTGGTCAAGATAGGCTGACCATAACTTAGCAATGTTATTGTGATTAATAACTTTGTCTCCATATTCTGAGGCTCTGTCACCTTCAACTAATGTCATTGCGTCTCTTAGAAAGTCTAAGGTTCTTTTTGTTTCTATCATACTCTCCCTCTCTGTATCTAATAAATTCTTTTTGTGCCCGTTCGGGATCTACTTCCGCTAGTGAACACACCAATTCAAACTCCTCTTTCTTATCCTTTAACCATCTTTCTACGTCTTCTTTATTTCGCAAACCATCTTCCGACTTGCCTTTATAGGCGAAGTCTTGGGCGGCTTGATCTAAAACTGCTCGCCATAGAGAGATTAAATTCTCTACGTCTTTTACATTTTCGGGCAACGGTTTGACCGAAAACAATTGTGATTGTTTCATTACATCTATGCATCTGCTTTAGTACTCTTTGAAAACTTGGCTAAGGTTTTCCAAGCACTCTCATTTGTATATATAGAGCCAAGAAAAGCCAAACCTTTTTCCTGTTCTGGTTGTAATGAATGTTGAGCATGCATGGTATCATGAATGATACCCTTGGCATGTATTTTCATCTTGTATGCTAACCATGACACATCATATAATTGATTCTGTGCCACCTTAACAATCTTTTCGTTTTCCAGGATTTTCTTTACCCAGTACCAGGCTGCGACTTCATTAGTAGCAGACCAGTAATTATTTAATTCTTTGTTCTCATCACGAAAAGGAACAACCATTGCAGTAGTAGGGTTGGGTGCAAAGCCTATACAAACAATAGAGCCTTCTGCTGTTTCAATATCAAATGCGAGAGGGTTGTCGTGATTTGCTTCACTGATAAATTTTTTTTCAAATTCATCCAGATCAGTAAGTGTAGGTTCAATCCATACATCTCTGTCTGTGTGTTGTAATTGCGTGGAGAGGGATTCTCTTTGTGCTTTCTGTAAGTCAGCTACGAAATGTGGTCGCCATTTAAAATTTTTAAGAACAGAGACAGGACTATAGGTTGGTACAATCTTATAGTTGTGTAGGTCAGAATGACGCAATGAGGTTGTGAAGGTTGCGCCTCTATATGTACCAATCTTATCTAGTCCTGTCAATGCCCACAAAGACAAGGAGCCCATAGGAATGATCACCCTGGGTTGAACGTCCTCAATCTCTTTGTGCAAACGTACTATTTCATCTTCAAATTTTTTCTTAAGGTATCCCTCTTTCTTTGGTGGTAAACTTGATCGCCACTCATTCTCTTTACCTAAGGCTTTATATTCTTTTCGCTTGTGAAAAAAATATTGAGTGTCATTTTGGTGGGGCTTTAGTTGTATGGTGTGAGTGAGCAAGCAGTCGTCGAGGTCTATCTTGGCAATGTCACAAAGTTCGCTGAATAATTTTCCCGTGCCCCCTTGCAGGATTTTATTAGCGATTGTTTCACTGTTAGTAGGGTACTCGAATACAAAAGCAATCTTGCAATCCTTGACTGATTTAGGTTTGCGAGACTCTATTCTTTTATTGACTGCGTACTCACTCATAAAGACACTACTTCTTAATAACGCGTTTTACGGACGCTACAAGTATGTCTTTATTTCTGCCGACCATCTCGTGTTTCACAACACCACTAAATGTTTGACCGATTGCTTGCTCAAGCAATTCGCCGAACGATGCTTTATCGCCCATGTCAAGTGCCTTCACTAGGAAAGCCTTTAGTGACAATGCAGGATTATTTTGTTGCATTGCTTTTGGTGTTGCCCAAAACTCTATTCGAGTTGGTTCAGCATTGGATAAATCTGAATCAGTAAGATCAGATTGTATGATTCCAACTGCCTTGCAGTTAATCCTTACCAAAGGAGTTTGGTTTTCACCCACCCTATCGGAACGATAAGATGTAATGGTGAAATCGTAACTGCCTTCGGGCAAGGTAACTGACTCAGGCACGTCTCCTGGAGTCATACTTAAAAAGTCATTAACATCAGACATTGGTTTTACCTCCTGTATTATTTGTTAATTTATTTTTCGCGTTCTTTTGAATAGCATCAAATAATTTTGCTAAATCCAATTCGTAATTAGCCTCTAATAATTTAGGTGCTGTTACTTTTAAATCCATCTTATGATCTGATACCGTTCGGAGTGTGCGTTCCACTCCTTTACTTGAAGCCCTAGTGTCTATTCGGCACACGCAATTAAAGTATCGTCCTATCTTAGTAGATAATTTAGAACCAACACTTGTCGGGTATGCTTTGGAAACACCTAAGTCTCCCTCCATGTACTGCATATGAGTAGTAACTACTACATTACACGGAACTTCCGAGCCCGTTATATACTGTATGATATGTTGGACATCACGCGCCGCTGTTCCCCACTCGGGTTGAGTAGGTTGGTCTGTTGGTTTTTTATTATTAAAAACCAAAGCACCACGTAAAGCTGATTCGCCCATCAATGTCAAGCTGTCTATAACAAGAACATCTTTATTAGTCCACGATTTAACGGGACCGAAATCTTCATCTCCATCTTTCCACTGCGTAATTAATTGAACACCCTTGCGAAAAGCACTTGCTTGTCCGAGAGCATCTTTTAATGTAACATAAGACACGCGTTTAACTGCGTCCTTATTTAGAAATTCAGGGAGAATAGATAAGCCGTCATCATAATCTAATATGCGTAAGTTATAACCTGCATTTGCTAATGCCGCCAAAGCCGAAGTCTTACCAGACCCCGAATCTCCCACGAGTAATAACTTTGTATAGTCAGATGACTTGTGATTTTTTATGTTTGCCATTCGTCTCTCCTGTAAAGTTTATATTGTAACATTTTTTTAAATCCGTGTCAACTCTTTTCTAATATTATTTTTCCCAAAGCGTAGATTAAAAATCCTACTCCAATATTAGACATTAAGATTGCTATTAATAATACATCTGTCATTGTCATATCATTGTCCTCCGCATTGTGTTATTAAATTAAGCAGTACCAGAACAAAAATTACTCTAGTTAAAAAACGAGGGTCATAGTACCACGATGGTGGTTCTTTGGTTCGCTTACCTTGTCTCATGTTATGCGTTTGCTTTTTCATAAGCCTCCTTTAAATCGGGGTGTGGTTCTTTTTCAAAATCATTATCCAGGAATAAGTTTCTCCGGGACGGTGATGCGCTGCACACCTCCTTGAATCGACAGCCGCCATAGTTATTACAAGCAGTGAAATCCGCTGGATAATATTGCTTGTTAAAATAATTAGTTGACGTATCTAAAGTATGCAATGCGTCTTCATACCATTCCTTAATTAAATCTGTCGGTACGTTGTATACACTGCGATTGAATCTTGTGAAATGAACTCCCGTTTGCACTGCGTCCACAATAAACCCCACTATATCCAAGCCAAGAACTTCCCGTGCGGCCCAGAGGTATGCGAATACCTGGTTGTTCGGCATGAAGTTACTAAAGTAATTGGAGTTGAGTGTACTCTTTGTTGTCTT